TTTTACAAACATTTTTGATGTGGTTGCAAAAGGATCTGTAATACCACCGACAGTCTGAACTACGGAACCATTTACTGTTGCGCCGTAATCACCACGATAAAAGTCATAAATTGTACCCGTTACCCAATCATGTCTAGGGACTGCATAAGAAACATCACTAGCGCTAATTTTCTTCGCAGCAATCATGTCCCGATAGTACATATATTCGTCTACGACATTATCTAGTGGAGTTGGAGGAACACTATCTGTTCCACCTCCCGCACTAGACGAGAATACTTGAGGTCTACCTACGAACAGATAATATACTGTTGGTGTAGCCTCAGAAAATGACTCATAAAATTGCTCTGAGTTATTAATTCTAAATTTATTTGTGACGATTGCTGCCATGGCATTATTTCCTAAATTTTATTATCTCTATTATTTATAACGATCCGTTAAGTCTTATAGAGCGTAACCTCTGTTGGAGGACTTATATTGTTTTTTCTTTCGGGGTATGATGTTAAATCCCCAATGGTTAAAGCTGTTCCTTTGTAATCTGTTGCCCAATCTGATAGTCTGAATCCTGATACACCATCTTGATTCATTGCCCACCTTACGGCGTTCAGCCTTACACCAGATGTATGTGATGCGGCGGTTGTAGAATGTGCGCCTCTTGTGCAACCAGTAAAACTATTACCAGCCTTCCCTGTATAATCAATTAATTCACTACCAATCTGTATCGTTCCGGCAGTCGGATAACTAGTAGCACTTGCAACACCTATAGTAGTAACAGAATTATTAATAGTAGCACTTAAAGTACTAAAAGGTATCTGTGAAACATATACATTATGACTTCTAAATGTTAATGTAGATGCTGCCGATAATACTTCACTTTCCATAAACTTAAAGGAATTAAGAGCACCATAGTCTGGCATTCCTTGATAAGTATATCCTTCACCACCAAACTGCCACTCAACGTGCATCCTGTGGTGTAATGTACGATCCCTAACACCTCTCAATCCCCAGACAGCATAGACTGTACTTGTTACACCAGAACCGGAACCAGTAATAGTTTCTGCGGCTTGGAATATTCCAGATGTAGGTGCATAAGTCATTACACGACTTCCATCATCTTCAACATCTTCAGAAACTACCTTACCTGTTGCGCCCGATGTTCCACCTGTAATGGTTTCGTGTACAGTAAATGCTGTTCCTGGATAAAGTTTGAGTGCAGGATTATAAACCTTACCTGTACCATCTTTAGGTTCTATAGCCTCATCCATCGGTGTTGGGTTAATAGGTACTTGATCTGTAGTACCCAACCGCATACCAAGTAAAGCTGTAAAGATAAGTTTGTAAGCACCACCCAATGTAGTAACAGATGTAATATTAGCCAATTGTTGTAATAGTGAAGCAATATCTACCTGACCAAATACAGCCCAACCAGCTGGATGAACTGATGCAAGTAAATCATCTCTCCATTCTACAATAGAGGATCCTGTTTTTACCACATAAGAATAATCCTGATAATAATAACTATCCTGAATCTTCATAGAAACGTCATCTAAGAAACCATCCTGACCAATATATTTACCTGTCGTTTTAACAAGAGTACCTATTGCTCCTGGGATTATAGTTTTCTTATATGAGTTTAGTATTGCAGTTCTACCAGACGATAGCGCCACAAGTACTTCGCCGGGTATAAATGGAGTCAAACTTAATTGATCCATTTTTATAATACCTAGAGTATCCGTCTGAGACTTAAATCGTGCCGTTGCACCAGAACTAGAACCTTTAATAGGTTCGTTTAAAGTAAATTGACCAGAAAGTTCAGTACATAAGAACTGAGAGTCGGTATTAAATTTTAATGATGCTGAATCTGTATAATGTGTCCCCTGATTCAAAATATTGATACCACTAATTTCACCAACACCAGTACCTTTAGCACGTATCGTACCATCAACACCAGAAGCTGTTGTAATTGTTAATGTCGGCAATGACGTATAACCATAACCTATGGCTGTAATTCTTACATCAGTAATATCACCTACACCTGTTCCACTTTCTTGGACTATAGCACTACCAGTATAAGTATCACTTATTGTGGTTTGATTTTCTAGACCAATTCTATCAGTGGCCACCATACCAATATCATCTTCAAGTGCTTCAAAGTTATTTACAGTATTAGTAATTAAAGTAACCTTGTAAGAATTCGTTGAACCTATTATCGTTTCGCCTAATGTAAATGTACCTCCCGCAGCCATATAGGTAATAGTTTTTGTAGTCAAGTCTATACCGATTACTCTACCCACAGCTTCAGAAGTTTGTCCTGTGATAACTTCGTTGATATCAAAAACGCCTGTAGGAGATTCATAATCAAAATACGATTCTTCTAATAAAAGCTCTCCTGGTTGTCCGGGAGTTCCACTTTCTAAAGTAATTCTAAAATTATCAGTTAGTGTTCCTATCTCTGGAATAAACCCACCATTAACAATAGATATTTCGCCTGCAAGATTTGTACCATTTGTATTGGCGTTATTAACCACAATCTGATCACCGGCCAGATAACCACTACCAACCGAATCTACAATAATATTATCTATTGTTCCTGAAGTAACAGTTTCAATAGAAGCAAGACCACCAACACCAGTATCAGCAGAAATGGTAACAGAATCAGTAGTTGTAAAATATTGACTACTCTGGAAAGTTGCAGCTGTTAAGTCTGCCTTACTTATGATAGAATTTATTTTACCTTCTAAAACAAGATTATTATCTGCATTGTCTATACCACTTACATCGTGTCCTGGAAAAAACGTACCACTAACACTTCCAGGATTCACTATAATTTCAGTAATAGTTTCACCTGCAATATTATATTGGAAGATACCATCAACAACAGCTGTCGCTTTACCTATAACAGAATATCCTGCGGTATAATATGCACCACCAGCTAGGATACTTAAATCGGTAACTGCTCTTTGTGTGATTGTTTGTCCTATAAAATTCCTCAGATTATCAGTACCAGCAACATTATCTTCTGTAAGTATCTGACCACTATCTTCCATTAAGATGAAAATATCACCATTAGAAGCTGAAGAATCTTCCATTAATATTGTAGAGTTAGTTGCTGATAATCTTAAAACTTGATCTTCAGACCATTTACCATCAGAAACTCGTAGCATTTCTTTTGTAGGATATGAAATTTCTGCTTCTTCACCTAATAGTATTCTAAAAAATAATTGATGGCCTTTTCTTGTACCCTTTGCACGATACAGGTCTTTAATGTTCTTTAATAGTTTTCTCTTATCTACACCAGCTGTCAAATTATCTGGTATAGTTCGCATAAAGGCTTCTTTAAATTCTGTAAAGAATGAATCAATAGTATTATCTACATCTGCATAATCCAACAACTGCATTATGTTTTCTACTGGATTTGCAGCATACCCATCAATAATACCAGATGCATTTGAAGTTGCACCTATAATTTGTTCACCAATAATAAATTTGTTCTGGGACGATATGAATAGACGAGAACCGGCATTAATATCTTCTGTACGAATAACCGCAGTAGCCTTTGATGTTTGACCTGTAATAGTTTCTCCGTTTACAAACGCACCATTAGGAGTATCTTGAATTAGAATTTTATTATTAGAATCTCTATATCTATTTTCATTCTCTAATGTGATATAGGTGGTATCCCCTTCTTCATATAAAATAGAATCAACTGAACCCAATGTTTTTAATTTGAGCTCAGCAGACTCCATAAACTCATAGTAACCCTTGAGAAATGAAAGAAAGTCCGGATGATCGGCCTGTATAAACTCAGGTTGCTGACCAGGAACCTGAATTGAAACTTTACTGGTGATTGTTGCCATTTTTAATTATAAGAACTACTTGTGGAGTATTGTGTTCCTCCATCAGATGCACCGGCAGCTACAGTATCAGCAGCTCCAGTGATTGACATATTATAAGTATCAATTTCTAGTACTTGATTTCTTACGGGGACAAGATCATTAGAACTTGGTTGTACTGTAAGTCTAATATAAGTTTGTGTCGTACCATCATAGTTTTCTACAGAAGCAATATCTTCTTTAGTTAATACTAAAGTTCCACCTGTAACTGTTCCGGTTGTTACATAGGTTATAGTTCCTACGGCACCAGATTTATATACTTTAGATGTACCAGAAACATAATAAGCATTTATATTACCAGCACCATCATCTTCATAATAATAAACATTTACAGTATCATCAGAATATTTAAAACCAGTAGACGATAAAATACCACCGGCAGTTGTGCCCGCTGTTGATGCAGCATGGCCACTATGTGGATTATAAAGAGCATTTTCAAAAAGAATAGTATACTTTGTTGCAACGCCTGTTGTCGGTAAAAATGTTTTACTCATCTTAATTCTGGTAATGTTTGACAATATAGACGGGTCTACCTCATCAATCATAGTAGTGAACTTTGAATATCTAAAGATCGCTTCGTGTTTCTCTAGGTTATCATCGGACCATGTCGTGATTGCGGTTGTAATGAGCGCTGCAAGGCTTTCCTTTGTCTTGTCTGTCAATGTATTGTTATACTTAAAATTGACCGTAGGAACGATTTTAGTAGTCTCTGGGTCAAGTATAACTGGTGTAACAGATGCAATATTATAATCTTCTAAAGAATCAACAATAGAAGTTTTTGTTGATTGAGTTAAAGTGTTACCTGCCTTAGGACGAATACTAATATAAACTTTACCATATACCGCAGGATTATTATACTCACCACCCCATACTGCAATAGATTCTACATTAGGATATATGGTTGGTATAATAGCCGCATAGTCTTTTGCTGTTACTGTTCTATTTTGTGCCGCATAACTAAATGGAGCATTATACTTCATCGACTCTATGGTTTCCGCATTAGCACCACCAGCCGCAGCTGTCATAGTTGTAGTAGTAATATCAGCAAAACCTGAGATACCAGCATCAGCAGTAAAAGAAACTGCACCATTGGCGTTAGTGCCGTTAGTTATAACATATTTGAGTATTACAATATTACCATCTATCAAAGATTTACCAACAACACCATCACCAAAATAAACTTCCCATTCACCATCAACAGTCTCTTGTATAAAATATGCTTGAGTTGTAGCTGTAATGTCAACAAGTGAAGTCGCTGCAGTATACGTTGCTGTAGTTGTATCTCCTACACTAGTCTGCACCTGTACTTTAAGAGTTGAAATATCTACACCAGCATTAGGTATAATATATTTCTGATCTGCATCACTCAAATCGGTCGTAAATCTTGTTGTGGTCCATGTACCTTCATATACAGGAATACCACTGGTTGCGCCAAAAACATAAATGCCACTAGAAGGTTGAATAATTCTTTCTGTAATATTTACAAATTGGTAAGTTACGCCTCGAATTGAAGTAATAAAACTATAACCTTCCGGCATCGTAATATTAGCAGTCGATGCATTATTAACTTGTACTTTCACATAAGCCGTCGGTGCTTTAATAGATACTGGAGTATAGCCTAATGCCTTTGCATGAGAAGCTACCGAATTGCGTTTTTGAGCAGTGTCTAAAAACATTTCATTGGCCAACATATTAGCCAAGAAAGCATTATAGTGTGTATTGTAAGCTAGTGTATCTAGTAGAATATTGATTCCCGAACCTTCAAAGTCATAATCAGTAAATTGTGACTGACCTTTTAGATATGTTTTCATATTAGACTTGATTTGGTCAAAGTCTAATTCGGTAATATTCATCTTACCTTTTGTATTAATTCCTGCGGCCATTATCGTACTCTCTGTAGCATTAGATCCACTTGATGTGTGTCCTGTGGAACATTATTGATGGCAAATGTTATTTGACATCGTAATTCGTTATTGTCCATTCTTTGAGAATCGGGATCGCCAAAATCTACTGATCGAACTGTGACCCTAGGTTCGTAACGTCTGATTACAGCTTCAATTCTGTCTCGCATTGCTTGTAAAATTGGAGGAGTAAAATTCTCAAATAATGCACCTCTTACACCAGTACCAATCTCTGGATGAAATGGTTTTTCTCCAGGATTAAGTAATACTATATTACGGACGGCACGTTTGATATCTTGCACGTCCGTAACCATAGATACATCGCTCGTAACCGGATTGCGAGTAAAGTATAAATTTAAGTCCTTATAAATGAAGGTACTTTGTTTACTATTGTTTACAGATTCAGCGTCTGTAAATCCTGTGTATTGTGTTGCTGGCATATGT